TGAACCTACTAAGCCAGGGAAGTACTATAACCCAGGCTATGGCATCGGTGAACCGAAACGAAGTTACCTTCCGTCAATGGACGATGAAGGACGAAGAATTCAAATCCAGGTCCGACTCCGCCCGCCTTGAAGGTAAGGGCGTTAAGGCTGACTTAAAGAACCTAAAGGATATCTCCTTTGAGGAGTTCTCTGAGCAGTTCCTAGATACAAAACTCTTTGACCATCACCTTGACTGGATAGATTTGATTGAGGGGCGCGAGCCCCGGTGGATGCACCCGTCGATGACATACGAAGCGGGGGCAGCCAACAGGGTACTTATAAACGTCCCACCTGAACATGCTAAGTCAACCGTGATTACGATTAACTACGTCACCTACCGACTAGCCGTCGACCCGCATGTTAGAATCATTGTAGTTTCTAAAACCCAGGGTATGGCCCGCAAGTTTCTTAGCGCCATCAAAACCAGACTCTCCCACCCGAATTGGATTAAACTCCAGACGGCCTTCGGTCCGAATGGTGGATATAAGGCCGACTCCACTACGTGGAGCGCTGATATGATTTATCTTGGTAGTGGTAGAGACTCTGGCGAGAAAGACCCTACTGTACAGGCCCTAGGCTTTGGTAGTCAAATTTACGGTGCTCGTGCCGACTTGATTATCCTAGACGATGTTGTGATGAACTCAAACGCCCATGAATGGGAGAAGCAAATTGAATGGCTTCAGAAAGAAGTCATCACACGCTTGGGTCGACACGGGAAACTACTTATTGTAGGAACCCGTGTTGCACCCGTTGACTTGTATAAAATGATTCGGGACGGTCAGCAGTGGACTGGTGGCAAATCTCCATTCACATACTTTGCCCAACCAGCAGTCTTAGAATTTGATGAGAAACCAGATAACTGGAAAACCCTCTGGCCTTACACTGATAGGCAAGAAGGCGAGAAGGACGAAGCAAATGAGCAAGGACTCTACCCAAAGTGGGATGGACCATCTCTCTTCACTAGACGAAGCGAAGTGGCGCCTTCTGTCTGGGCAATGGTCTATCAACAAGAAGATGTCGTCGAAGACGCGATATTCGCGCCAGCAGCAGTTGCAGGATGTGTTAACGGTATGCGAAAGCGCGGCTCACTTAAACCAGGTACTCCGGGGCATCCCTCGCGGATAGAGGGTGCTTATACGGTTATTGGTCTCGACCCTGCGATGACGGGGAACACGGCAGCGGTGGTCGCGACATATAACCGTGTAGATTCAATGATTTATATTTTGGATGCTGTCAACATGGTTGACCCAACTCCAATGAAGATTAGAGCCCTGATTGAAGATTGGGTTCAGAAGTACAAGCCTCAGGAATTACGAATTGAAATCAACGCACACCAGAAGGCATACGCCCTCGATGATGACTTGCGAAACTGGTTGTCGATGTATGGCTGCCAACTCAACTCTCACTTCACTGGTAAGAATAAGTGGGATACTTCTTTCGGTGTGGCTTCTATGGCAAGTCTTTTTGGTAGCCTTAGAGATGGACGATTCCAAGATAACAACTCAATAGAACTACCAAGCAATGAAGGTAGTGAAGGTTTAAAGGCTTTGGTACAGCAGTTAATTACCTGGAAGCCTGAGACAAGAAATCCTACAGACTGTGTTATGGCTTTATGGTTTGCAATTATTCGCATCCGTGAGTTAATGCAACAAGGCAGTCAAAATACAAGATGGATGCAAAACCGCTGGGCCACAAGGGCTCAGAAGGAACGCCGTATGGCGATAAACTTAGATGAGGCCATTGCTGAACAATGGACCGAAATATACGGATAGGAAACTATGGCACTTTCAATTGACCAGATTGCGGCACGCGTTGAATCTTTACGCTACCGTAATGCTGACAGAGATGCTCGTAACAAGGATGTCCTTGCCGTACGTAAAGGTGAAATTGCCAGCGTATATCCAGACTTCTTTCCAGATGGTGTAGATGCGAATGTCGTTGCGAATTTTATTGATGTTGTTGCTAGAGACTTATCTGAAGTTATGGCGCCTCTGCCTGCAGTCAACTGCTCAGCGGCAAACCAAACGAGTGACCGTGCTCGTGCTTTTGCTGACAAGCGTACTCGCATTGCTAGCAATTATTTTTCTCACTCTGACTTATCCGTACAGATGTACTCGGGGGCGGACTGGTACCTAACCTATGGATTCCTGCCGTTCATTATTGAACTGGACATGGAAGCGAACCTGCCCCGTATCCGCCTAGAAAACCCACTGGGTGCTTACCCTGAATTTGACCGCTATGGTCGGTGCGTTGCATTCGCAAAGCGTTACTCTATGACACTAGGCGAACTTGTCGCTATGTTCCCAGAGTTTGAACGCGAGTTACTAGGTGGCCAAGGCTACAAGCAAGACTTGAATTACCAAATCGAAATGGTTCGTTACTACGACAAAGACCAATCTGTAATCTATTTACCAGACAAAGATAATCTAGTTTTGTCTGTTGCTAAGAATCCTCTTGGCAAGATGATGGTAGTAGTTGCACGTAAGCCATCTATCGATGGAGAACTACGCGGACAGTTTGATGATATCATTGGTATCCAGTTGCTCCGCAACCGCTTTGCACTTCTTGCAATGGAAGCAGCAGAGAAGTCGGTACAAGCTCCTATCGTACTACCACAAGACGTACAAGAACTACAACTTGGTGGAGATGCGGTTATCCGCACAGCTAACCCAGCCGGCGTACGTCGTGTAGAACTAACACTACCACAAGGTGCATTTACAGAACAGACTCTACTAGGCCAAGAATTGCGTGTTGGTGCTCGTTATCCTGAAGGACGTACCGGCAATATCAACGCATCTATTGTCACGGGTCAGGGCGTCCAGGCTCTCATGGGCGCATTCGATACCCAGGTCAAATCTGCACAGGCTGTCTTTGCCAGCGCCCTCCGTGATGTCATTAGCATTTGCTTTGAGGTTGATGAGAAGATTTTCCCAACCGAGAAGACAATCCGCGGTGTGGATTCTGGCGCACCATATGAAATTACATACTCACCAAAGAAGGATATTAAGAACGACTTCAGTGCTGATGTTCGCTACGGTATGCTCGCTGGTTTGAACCCAGCTCAAGGTTTGATATTTATGCTTCAGGCTCTTGGCGGTAAACTTATCTCCAAGGATATGGCAATGCGTGAACTACCATTCACAGTCAATGTCAGCCAAGAAGTTGAGAAGATTGAAATTGAAGATATGCGTCAAGCGCTTTTAGTTTCGCTACAACAGTATACTCAGGCTATTCCACAGATTGCTGCGACTGGTGGAGACCCTTCGCAGATTGTAAGCAAGATTGCTCAGGTCATCAAAGCACGCCAAAAGGGTAGAGCTATTGAGGATGCAATTGAGGAAATCTTTACACCTGAGCCTCAAGTTCCTCCTGCTGGGGCTGCCCCCTCTATGGTTGAGCAACCGTCCCCTGCTCCCACAGGCGCTCCGGTAGGAGGCGCTCTTCCAATGGAAGCTGGCGCAGGAGCACCACCAGATATTATGAGTCTTCTCTCTAGCTTAACTGGTAGTGGAGAGGCAAACGCAAGCGTAAGAACTATTCGCCGAAGATAATTTAGGAGGGGACGATGACAACAATTATAGGCGTCGAATATGATGATAAGTCAGTCATCGTTGCTGATAGCCGTATTACTGATGATGGTGGTAAGGTTTATTCACATCCAGTAATGCGTAAAATTACTAAACGCGGAGCCCTGCTTATTGCAGGAGCGGGAGAGGTGGCTCCCTGCGATATAGCCCAGAATATCTGGGTACCACCAGCATTTACGGCAAAAGATAAAAAAGATACTTATCGCTATATGATAGTCAAGGCTATGCCTTCGCTTCGTAAATGCTTGACTGACAATGGTTATAATTTTGATGAATCTCACGACAAAGATAAAGATGGATTAAGATTCCAATTTCTCATCGCAGTTGGTGGCGAACTCTTTGATGTCGACCAAGATTTGGCGGTGATGAAGAGTGGAGAAGGATTCTATGCCATTGGCAGCGGAGGCGCTTATGCCCTTGGCGCTCTTTATGCAGGCGCTGATGCCATCGCAGCAATGGAAGTTGCCGCAAGAGTCAGTGCCTACACAGCAGCTCCCTACCAAGTAGAAGAGCAACCAAAGTGAGTGAGTTCACAGATGCTATTAACAATGCAATGCGAATACTTGCTGAGGAGCTAGAAGATTCAGAAAGTCAGATATGTACCGGATGGGTACTTGTCAGCGAGTGGAGTGACTTCGAAGGTACACGATATTTGATGACAGATGTAAGTGAAAACATGAATCCTTGGTTAGCTAAGGGTATGTTGCTATCAGCGGAAGAATATTCTTATACACCCGAGGAGGATGTAAATGGAAGTAGAGAATAGAGGCGGTAATCGCCCGACTGCACCACAAAACAATCCTAACAACATCGATATCTCTGGTGGACGTGGACAGAACCCAAAGAATATGGAACTAAAGTATCGTGGTATGGGTTATCGCACAACAGGTGAAGTGAATGCTAGCGCTCGCGCAGCTGGGGGCGTTGCTGGTACTGTTGGTGCCGCTACTCCTCCAACTCCAAGAGCTTCTATGGGTGGAGCTACAGCAACACCAGTAGTTCCCATCGGAGCGCCTACACAGTTTGAAGATGAAACAATTTTTTCTGGTAGTAGAGTTCCTGGTGGTTTAGATTTTGCAGAATTAGATTTACCAAAGCAACCAGTCGGCGACCCTGATTTAGATACAGTCATAGCATACTACCCAATCATGCGTTTCTGGGCCAATCAGCCCGATACGCCTCAAGCGACTAAAGATTATGTTCGCTATTTAGGAACCATTATACCTCAATGAGTTCAACACAATGGGATAAGATGGGTAGTATCTACAAAGGTACTTACCCCCAGAACATACCTGGTGCGATTAATAATCGCATTCCGTTCATGCTTGCCAAAGATGCTGCATCTAAGGTACCAGCAAACGCAGGTGACTGGAATGATAGCGTGGAAGACCTACGAGTAAAGGGTCTTGACATCCTTGGAACAGTATTATCACCCATGGCATGGGCTTTTGGTAAGATTGATGGTGCTACTGATGGCGGATTCTCCAAGCTTTTGTCGGCTGGTTACAAGAATCTTCGTTCAAACTATGCGTTTACTCGTGATGTTGCCGAGAAGAATGCAGCACTCGGCCTACTTTCTGGTGCATTTACCGTAACTGGTGCAGTTGCTGGTGGTGCATTAGGTTTTGCAGTAGGTGGACCAATAGGTGCAGCAGCTGGGGCTAGCCTTGGTGGCTCACTTTATGGTACACTACAGCGCGAAACTGCTCAGACTGACTATGTAAAGAAGACTGCTAACTTCTTGTACCGCGCTTCTAAGTTTGCTGAGACAGATGCTGGGCAAGAAAACTACAATTTCGGTAGAGATGTGGTACGATTCACATCAGATGTTACTGGATGGAAGACTCTTGGAGATACAAGCAAGGGTATTGGTGCAGTTACATCAGGACTTTTGAACTTTGGCTTTGAATTAACAGCCTCACCTGACATTGGTCTAGCCAAAGGTGTAGGCGCCGTAGGTCGTAGAGCTATCGTTGCTCCGATTGACGAGGTTGGCACAGGTATTGTTAGCAAGCGTCTTACTGCTAAAGACTCTATTGAAGCTGCCAAGCGCCATGAAGCTGACATTGACAAGATTAAACGTACCGCAGCTGGTGAAGTTACAGAGTATACCCCAATATTTAAGTTCTATCGTGAGAATTCTCCAGCCGTTGTAGCTCAGCGTCCTGAGTTCCGTGGAGATATCCCGCAAATTGCAGCTCATTTAGTAGCGGGAACTAATGATGATATTATTTCATTCGTCCTACGCATTGGTCGTTATGATGATGCGGCTATTAAAGAGCTAGATAACCTCAGTGCATCAAAGCTTGCTGAGTATACCCGCGTAGATGACGCTATCAAGATAGCTGAGTCTGGTGGTATTTCATATGTTCAATACAAGGGACAACTTATTACCGCTTCAGGGCTAGCACCTAGCGGGCTTAATTATCTAAAGAAAGAGCTAGACTCTTTAGCCAAAGAAGTCCAATGGTTTGATGATGCTAACCTA